ATGGAGAGCTTCTTTTCCCAGCAGAGGACTTGGCCGGATGGCCCGTACCTGCACTTCCTGATCACCTTCGACGATCCGGGCTATCGGGCGTACATCGACGCCTACCGTGACCTGTTCGCCTCCTACGGCGACCAGCTCGGTCCCGTGCCGGCCGAGTGGCTGCACTCGACCGTGCAGGGCATCCACCACACCCTGACCCGGGAGCAGGCCGAGCAGGCGGTGGAAGCCGTCCGCTACGAACTGGAGCAGAACGCCGCGCCGATGACCTTCCAGATGGGCCCGGTGTGGCCGGGCCCGAGCGCGGTCACGGTCGCGATGTACCCGGAGGAACAGCTCGCCCGCCTCAACACCCGCGTGCGCACCGCCCTGTCGAAGGTCGACGGCATCCGGCTGAGGGAGCCGGACGCGAGCTTCTGGCCGCACAGCACGGCCGCCTACTACAGGTCGCCCGAGGTCCACGACGCCGCGTTCAACCGAGCCGTCCGCGCGGTACGACCCGAACGGGTCGAGGTCACCGTCGACCGCGTCGACGCCGTGTACCTGCACCAGGACCTGGGGCGCGGCTACTACACCTGGGACCACCTGGCGTCCCTGCCTGTGTGCACAGCGCCGATGCTCACGGTCAGCGAGCGCCTGAACGAACTGAGCCGCCAAGCAATCAGGGAGGGCAACGAGCTGTGGCGCGACGCGTGGGAACGCGCCCATGCCGTCGTCACGCCCGCCCTCGGGCACGAAGAGATCAGCCTACGGAGCACGTACTACATGGGCGCGCAGTACGTGGACGGCACCGGGGCCCTGGCCACAGCCTTCTACCTGCTGGCGCGCGAACGCGGCACCGGCGTCTCTGCCATCACCCGACAGGACGTCGACGAACTCGCAGGGCACTACCTGTACGACACACCGCGGCTCGGCGAACGGTGGACCCAGCGGCTGGAAGCCCTGGGGCACCGAATGGACGACCCCGACGACCCGGTCATGGTGCGCTGGCGCGCGCTCTGCCATGACCACCCGGAACCCGACCCGGACAACCCCGACGCCAGCACATACCGCGTCGGGCACGCCGGCGAGACCGGACTCCGGTCACTCCTGGCCCCGTTCCACCGCGAGCACGTACGCTTCGAGCCCTGAGACGACCGTACGCCCGATGAAGTGGGGGGCCATGAGCACCGAGGCACCGAGCACCCGCAACACGATCGTTCCGCTGAGCGAGCTCGGCAAACTGGGGCTCCTCGGCCTGCCCGTACGTCCGCTCGCAGACTCCACCTGGGGTGACGTCGAAGAGCAGGAGACGGGGACCGAGGAGACGAGCCGCCCGAACGCGACGGCCCGGGAGCGCCGACTCCTTCCCCTGCCGGCCGGAGCGGAGCAGCGGCTTCGCGAGCTGGAGGGGACCGCCGTGCGCCCGGGGCTGCTGTGGCCTGACACGCCGCGTCGGCACGACGCGTTCACGCGCCCGCTCGCGCACCGCTGAGAGCCGTACGGCTAGAGGGCCCGGGCCTCTTCGACGGCATCGATCTCAGGGGTCGGGCCGTCGAGTTCATCGGAGCCGACGATAGCGGCAGGGTGCCCGGCTTCGGGGTGGTCCGGAGAACGGTCGTCCACGACGTACACCCGGATCCGCAGCTTGGGGTTCCCGTACTCGTCGACCACACCGGTGCGCCCCGAGTCGTCATGGTCAGCGATCCAGTTCCTCAGCACGGAGCGGCCGTACGCCGTGGCGGAGAGGCCGTCACCCTCTTCTGCCTCCTCGGCCGTCTCGCAGCACTGCCACTCCGGGGCCTCCGGGCGAGCCGTTTCGTCGATCTCGAAGTAGTAGCGCATGAGCGGTCCTTTCAACGGGATGAACAACACGCCGACCGTACCGGTCAACACTTCGACCGCACAGCCGTGTTGACCGTCTCGTACGGCGGCGTACCGTCACCTGCGTGAACACACGCGACGCGGCCTGGCAGATCCATTTCAGCCTGCACCAGCTCGCCGAGGCCCACCTGCACGACGATCACGTCCACGGAGACCTCGCCGACGCCCAGGAGCAGTACCGCGTCCATGCCTCCCACCTCCCCGACGACCTGGCGATGCGGGTCCGGACCGTGCTGGACGAGTGGCAGACGAACCCCGCTGGCCGGCTGGTGTCGCTGCTGCCCCTCCTGGACGACCTTGCCGATCTTCACGGCGGGCACCTGCCGGAGTTCCGACTCCCCGAGCCGTAGCCGCAGGGGTGGACGCTGGCCGGACCGGGCATCGCGAGCCCCAGGAGGCCTGTGCACTTCGCACCGAGCCCCAGGTCAGCCGACGGACGCGAGCACGTTCGCCACGAGCATGCACACGGCGGCGACGCCCGTGGCGACGCAGGCCGCCTGAAGGCGCTGGAACTTGACCTTGGCCAGACGCGACAAGACCCCGACCTGATCCGAACGGCCGTCCTCGCGCACGGCCTCCCGGATCTCCTCCGGGCTGAGCTTGGACCAGTACAGGAACGACGTGCCGTCGTCGTCGAGCCGGGGCAGGACGGCGAGTACGGTGAACACGATCGCCACCGCGAGGAACCCGACGGCCACGCCCGCTGTGACCCGCGCAACGGTAGGTCCGTCGGATAAGGCGCCGCGGGCCAGCGCGGCCAAGGCCGTGTCCGCGCCGAACAGAAGAGCGGCCTTCCCGTCGACCTTGCCGAGCGACTCGGTGACGTTCTGCAGGGCCCGGTCGAGCCCGGCTTCGTCCTGATGCTGGGGTGTGCTGCTCACGGTTCTCTCCTCGTGTTCTCGGGAACGCACGAGAGCCCGAGCAGCACGGGGCTGCTCGGGCTCTTCGAAGATGGCGGTACGACGGACGAACTTCAGTTCGCGCAGTGCGCTGCGCGGGTGACGTGCGGAACGGAGACGGCCGCCGGCCGGTGACGAACAGGCCCCCGCGAACTCGGGGAGCGCGGGGGCCTGTCGCCTACTCGACCGCTGTGGGCGGCAGTGCCGGAGAGGCTATAGCTGCGGCCTTCGTCTTCGCGTCCTCAACGCGCTGGACGACCTCGCCCGTACCCAGGACGGCGGCGGCCAGACCCAGGATCAGGGCCTGCGGCAGACCGTCCACGTAGTGGGCGACCAGGGCCACCGCCGCGGCGACGATGGCGTACAGGCGGGCGCTGTGCGCCTGAATGAATCCCATGACGTTCTCTCAGCCTCCGTAGGCGAGCTTGTGGAGCAGGTCCCAGCCCCGACGGCCGATAGCCGGGTCATTGGGCTGGCCCGTGGTGAACAGGTTGTGCTTGCGGTTGAACCCCGCCACGGCCGCCTGCGTGGCCGGGCCGTAGTTGTCGGACAGCGGGATCGACGGGTCGAGCCAACCGGTGCGCTTCAGCGCCTCCTGGAGCGGCTTCGCCGACGGCTTGCTCCGGTTCGGGGCCAGACCGTCGGGGAACGGCGGCGGCGTGTACGGCTTCCCGGGAGTCGGCTTGTCGCGGTCGACGGGGCCGGACGGCTTCCCGCCGAGCCGCTTCGCGATCCGAGCCCGCATGTCCCGCATCGTGAAGCCGACGGGGTCGATCTTCCCGCTGGTCCACTCCTTGTGGCCGATGACGCTGCCCGCGTCCCAGCCGTGCGCCCGGCAGATCGCCGCCGACGCGCGCTCGATCGCATCCAGCTGCGCGGCCGGCCAGGCATCGTGGCCGTCGCCGAGGTTGATGCACTCGAAGCCGTAGAAGTGCGTGTTGCCGTCGGTGTCGTCGTCGTTGGGCTCCGGCAGCGCCTTCTCCGCGATCACCGCCCGCAGAACATCACCGTCGCCCCGGCCCGCGTGGTTCGCGCGGCCGTTCGCGATGAGGTAGACGGTGCCGTCCTTGTCGATCACGCCGTGGCACAGCGGGCCCGGAAGCTCGCTGTAGCCGTTCTCGCAGATGCTGATCGACGCGTTCGTGCCGCTGGTCACCGTGTGATGCACGATCACACCGTTCACGGGGCCCCACGCGCCCTTGTGATTCCTGTTGTGCGTCCGCCAACCGGAACGCTCAACAACGTGCACGCCCTCCGCGCGCAGCGCCTCCACAAGACGGTCCGGATTCAGTGGTGTCGCCACCTGGCGCTCCCAAACTCCCCGCGCCCACCACCAGTCTGCGTCACCCAACCCCACACCCCGGCCGGGGTTCAGGAAGCGGTGCCCTTCGACGCCAACCACAACTGCAACACCATCACCAACAGCGGCGCCACGAACGACGAGATCACCAACCGCCGCGTCGCCGCCGCATGCTCCTGATCCTCACGCCGCTGCTGACCGGCCCGCTCCGCCACCTGCTCGTGATCCCCACGCAGATGCGCCAGCCCCGCCTCCACCTGACTGATCCGCTGATCCACCGCCCGCTGATCCGCCCGGTACACGTCCTCCGTGACCACCTGGTCCAGGCGGGTCGCGAGCTGCGCCAGATCGCCACGCAGGTCCTCGCGCAGCTGCGACACGGCGCGGTGCAGCTCCCACAGCGTGGGCTCGGCGCCCGGCGGCACAGACACCGCATCCTCCAGCAGCCCCGCGCCCGAACACGATCGTACGAGCCCGAACCGGAACGGAGGCCCGACGGCGGAGAGCCCAGTGCCTTGGTGACCACGGGAGCTCTGGGCTGCTCGCGCGCGGCTGCTGCTGTTCCTCTTGGTGTTTGTGTTCACTTGCGTTCTGGGGTCCGGATTCCGGACCGGTGGGGGTCCGGTTTTCGTACCCCCGGGGTCCGGATTCCGGACCGGTAGGGGTCTCGTTCCCGGACCGGTCCGGATTCTGTACCGGTCCGGATCTCGGACCCCCAAACTGGGGCTTACCGGGCTCCTGTCGGCGGGCCGTTACGGCAGGAGAAGCCACCGACAGGAGCCCGTGATCGCGCCCTCTTCGACAGTTTTCCTTTATGCGACAGTTTTCGGGGGGTTCGGGTTGAGCCGCAGCCACGCGGACAGCGCCGCCTGGAGCTCCATGACCGCTGCGTGATCCAGGTCTTCACCGGCCCGCCCGACACGAAGCCGCACCGCCTTCGCGCTCACCGTGTAGCCCACGGCCGACCTCGCGGGCGACGCCACCACATCACCGTGGGAGAGAACGCGCAGGAGCGCGGCGGCCCGCGGAGGTAACGGAGCTGTCGGACTGCCGGCACGAGCCAGCCGCTCGAAATTCTGAGGGCGCGCCGGGGAGCCGATCGCCTTGTAGAAGGACCGGATCGCCTCCTCCAACCCCGCCTCGGACGGCCTTGAGGGCGCGGCGGCCACGAACGCCTCCACCAGCTCTGGGGCAGGCACCTCCCGGCCCCCGTACTCCTCCGGTACAAGCTCGTCGACGTCCAGCCGCACGACCGACGGGGAGATGAACGTCCGCGTGTACCCCTGGCGGAGCTTTTTGGCGTGCAACTCGCGCAACGACGCGATGCCCCGGTATGCAGCGTTCGGTTCGGTGGGACTGCTGGCACGCTCGGTGCGACCGGGCCGCCCGTAGAGCCCGTGGTTGATGTGGATCCGGCCCGTCGCGGACGCTATGGCCGTCAGCTGGTACCCCGTCGAGTCCCTGCCCAGCCGGAAGCCCACCACCACCGTCGGCATGACGCTCCCTCGTCCCTTCGCACGCCGTCGTGCCGGAGTCTAGAGAGACAGGAGGCGGCACGTCCGCCAGTTCCAGAACAAGGTGTCCGGAACCGACGCTCCGTGGACACTCCGGCCGCGCCTCGAACCGGCCGAACCGGATTGTCAGTGGTGGCACGTACGGTGGGAGACATCAACCCAGTGCTGGCTGCACTCACCACTGCCCCGCGTCCCGACGGCGCGGGGCAGTCGGGTTCCCGGGCCTGAAACGCCCCTGGCTCCGCACCCCCGGGACACGAATCCAGCCATCATCGCCGCCGGTCTTCGAGATCCCTCACCAGCAGGCGGCAGAACCTTCTACGGTGGCGCTCGAACACGAGCCGCAGGGGGCGCTGGTGCAGATCACGGTCATGTCGCAGAACCTCGGACGAGGCGGCTGGAAGCACACCGACGGTGCGACCGAGGACCGGTGGCCCCAGCTTGCCGAAGCCATCAACGCTGTCCGCCCCGACATCCTCCTCGGGCAGGAAGCAGAAGGGTGGTCCGCCGACGGCCACGCCCGCCTGACCCGAGCCGAACACGACCTCGACATGGACGGCATCCTCGCCCCCAGCCCCTCCGGCCTCGGTCCCATGACCATGTACCGGCGCGACACCATGGGCCGCCGCACGTACCTCAATCACGACTTCTCCGCCCACGAGACCCACCACGGATTCGAAGTCGTCGGCTGGACCCTGCCCTGCCTTCCCGCCCCTCTCACGGCCGGCAGCGTCCACCTCAGTCCCTACGACCCTGTGCGCGCCGCCAGCGAAGTCAGCTTCATGGGCACCCGGATCCACCGTGCCGGAGGCGGCTTCGCCATCCTCGGAGGCGACTTCAACTACCCGCCCCTCGCCGGACCCGAGCCCGCGTACGAGCGGATGCGCCCGTACAACCGCGGGTCCCGCCTGGTCGTGACCGACCCCGAGAAGCCTGGGCCACCCGCACCGGACCGGAGCGTGGCCTGGAGGATCGCGGGCAAGGGCTTCACCGACGTCGCCTGGCACCTCTACAAGGAGTCCGGCGACGAGAACCTGCTCACCCGCACCGGCAGCGACGACCGGATCGACTGGATCCTCGTCAGCGACGCCCTCGTGCCCTGCATCACCGACTACGGCGTCAGCGACACCGGTTCCGACCACCGAGGCATCTGGGCGAAGCTCGACCTCACCAAGGCCGCGACCAGCGACGTATGGAGCTACCGATGACCACCACGTTGCCCCAGGCCATGGGGGATCTGCTGCCCACCGACTCCCCGCCGCCGTGGAGAGCCGCTGTCCACCGGGCAGCCCAGCTGCTCGCGCCGACCTGGCCGACCGACCCCGCAGAGCGCGCCCCCGTGGGCGACCTCGCTGCCCTCGGGCTGATCCTGTACGCCCTGCACCTCACCCGCGACCAAGACCCGGCCGCGGTGCCCGTGACAACGTTGCGCGACGCGCTGGACAGCAGGCTCGACATCGACAAGGAGCCGTACGACCTCAAGGAACTGGTCGTCGGCGCACTGCGTGAGACCGGGCACCAGTCCTGTGTCTCCGACGACGTCATGTGCCGGGTCAAGTCCCGGCTGCTGCGCCGCGAGGAGCCTCCAGCGAACGTGCCCTTCGGTCTTGGCGGCGGTGTTCCGGGGCCGTCCGAGCTGCGATTCGCGGCGGCCTCGCTGAAGAAGACCCTCAGCACGCTCGATGAAGAGACCGCAGCCGCGCTTCCGCCCGCGCCGGAGCCCGCGGGGCCGGTGAGCGCCACTGTGACCGGGCAGGTGTGCGTCGTCACCGAGAACTCGAAGGTGCTGGTGCCGTGTCCCGAGTGCCGGCAGCGCGAGGGAGCCCGGCTCACTGTGGACGGTGACCGGGTCACCTACACCTGCACCTTGGGCCATGCCAGCAATTCCAGGAGCCTGGGCACCGAGCACGTGCGGAGGGCCATCGACCGGGCGCAGTCTGCTGGTCAAGTCGATGGACCGCTGCACGTGATGCACGTCGACCTACGGGCGGACGGCGACCCGGCCGAGCTGTGCCTGTGGCTGCGCCCCGTGTAACGATGCTGCTGGCCGCGCTGCTGGCGATGAAGAACGCCGACAGCCGCCAACTGGAAACGCGATGCACGGCGGGCCCGGAGACCTACGGGTTGTGCTCGGGAGAAACCGTCCGGGCGGACATGGGGCGGCCCCACCCGAAGCACATCGGGTGGGGCCGCTGGAGCCTTCGGATCTCGCAGGGGAACCCCGCGTTCCGGGACTACTTGGTGTAGGTGACGCGCAGCTTCGGCGGGTTCGCACCGCCAACGCCGTTTGCCCGACCGTAGTAGGTGCCGGACGTGTTGTTCGGGTCCAGTGCGAAGCCGCGCGTGGTCGACGCCTCGAACAGAGCCGTCACATCAACCCACTTGCCCTCGTTACGGCTCCAGTCCACCGACTTCGAGGAGCTGCCGCACGAGAACGTGGCCGGCCGCGACGTGTGGCCGTGCGGCTTGATCACAGCCTTGCCGCCGCTGCTGCTGTACCAGTGGTCGAAGTACAGGAACAACTCCACCTTCTGCACAGACGCCGTGGAAAGGTCCTTGACCATGTCCGCGGGGAACCCGCACAGCGACGCCTGTGTTCCGTTGTTCTCCGAGTAGTAGCCCTGGAGCATCTGCGCGCCGTAGTACGAGTTGTAGCTGGAGCGGCGGCTGTACGAGCCCGACCAGGCGGCGGCGTACGTCGTGGTGTACTGCTGGGGCACGGGCTTGGGATCCGGGTCCGGCTTCGACGACGAGCCGCCACCAGTGTTGTACCCGCCGGTCTCCTTGAGCTTCGGGCCCACGTCCTCGATGTACATGAAGCCCGGGTAGCTTTGCCCGCCGATCAGCGTCACCGACTGGCCGGCCGGGCCTTGCCGGTTGTCGAACGTCGCGAGCAGCCGGTGCTTCCCCTTGCCGAGGACGGAGCCGGAGATGGGGAGCTCCAGCCGTACACGCTGCCACCCTCCGTCGCGCACCAACTGGTGCATGGCGCTCTGCACCTGGGGAGAGCGAATGTCCGGGGCACTCGCACCGCCGTCTCGCAGGCGCAGGCGCAGCTCTCCACCCGCGACGGACGGCGACACGTGGGCGTCCACGACGATGCGGTACTCGCGGGTCGGGTCGGCATCGAAGCCGACCTCGACCCAGCCGACCTCCGTGCCTGTCGTCTCCACCCGGGCCGTCTGCCGGTTGATGGCCACGAGGCCGCGCGGCATGGAGTCGAGCACGGTCTGCAGGTCGTCGCCCTGCCACGTCAGCTTCCCGGCCACCGACAGGGACTGGAAGCCCGCAGCTCCGGTGTCGCTGATGGAGGCGACGGACGTGCCGTCGTGGCTGGACAGGCTCAGGTAGTTGGGGGCGCCGGTGACGAGGGAGACGACCTGCTCGCCCTGGCCGTCGAAGAGTCGAACACCGTCAGGGCCGATCTCGGCGCGTTCACCCGAGGCGGCGGAAGTCATGATGGAGCGGCACTCGGCGTTGTCGAACGACACCTCGCCGGCGGTGCCGTCTCCGGCCTGAAGGCGTGCCTCGGCGCGGACGGCGCCTTCGGGAGCGCGGACCTTGCCGGAGATCCGTCGCCACTGCCCGTCGGCCTTCGGCTCGGGGGCAGTGACCGAACTGGTATTGAGAATCTTTCCCTTGGCGTCTCGCCACACCAGGGAGATACCGACTCCGGAGCCCACCCACGCCTTCGAGCAGCGATAGTGGATGCCCAGCCAGTACATGTCGCCCGGATTCACCGCGAACGGGTCGTAGGGCAGCCAGCGGGGTTCGCCGCCGGTGGTGGCGATCGTCAGACAGCACGGGGAGTCGGCGCCGCCGCTCTCGATCCGGGCCCAGGACATGCCCAGGTCCGCCAGACGCGACTCGGTGAGCCCGGTCTCGAAGCCGGGGTCGGGCAGGAGATTGCCGGTGCTGCCGATGCTGAGCTTGTCCGCGGTGATTGCCCCGGCTGCGATGTCCGTCGTGTGGGCCTGGCGGGGCTCCCCGGCGACAGCGGCGGTTGCGGCGCTGGTGGCGCCGGACAGGCTGCGGGTGCGAAGGCGTACCCACCACTGCTGGTAGCCGAGGGTCACGGTGACGGTTCCGCCCTGGGCGGTCTCCACGGTGCCGCGCAGCGTGGAGGCGTCCGGCTCGAAGTCCGGGACCGCGCCGACATGGACTTCGACGCGGGCGAAGTCCAGGGGGGAGACGGCGTTGTTGTCGAACTTGCCGTCCCAGGAGATGACGAGGGTGCCCATGGAGGAGGTGACGGTCGGTTTGGCCGGCATGGGCGGGACGGGGCCGTTGACGACGGTGACGCCGCTGGTGCCGTCCGGCTGCTGCCCGACCAGGGCGCGCAGCGACCCCTTGTCGTCGTAGACCTCCAGGGTGGCGTCCTCCAGCGAGGCGTTGGTCAGTTTCGGGGCGCGGGATATCGCGGTGACCTGCTGCTCCAGGCGTGCGAGTCGGCGGCCAATGTCTTCGGACATGAGGGGAGTTGGTCCTGTTCTGTGGGGGGTTAGGAGGTGAGTCCGTAGTGGTAGGACTCGGCCGGGTCGAGGGTGAGCGTGGCGCTCTCCCCGCCCGGGGTCTGGGGGTGGACGGTCCAGCCGGTGATGCGGCACCAGCCGGAGTAGCGGGTCCACTGGTCGCGGACGGTCACGCGGACGTCGTCGCCGACCTGCCACGACCCGATCGGGGCGGCAGGGTGGTCGCGGACGGTGATCTGCTCGACGGTGCCCATGACCTGCCGCCAGGTCCGTTCGGCGCGGGCCCGCTTGGCGAGCACGTCGACGCCGCGGACTTCGGGCAGGTCGAGGACCTGTTCCAGGCGCAGGCGGTTGTTGCGGACGGCGTCGGTGGACCGCTGCTTGGCCCGGCCCTCGCCGACTCCGGTGGCGATGACGACCTGCGCGTACTCGTCCGCGCTGTAGGTCACCGGCACGCTGTCGACGATGTTGATGCCGGTGGAGAAGTAGATGTCGGTCCGGCGTGCGCCGAGCCGGGGGTAGCCGAGTTGGATGCGGCGCACCGGGCGGTGCTGGGCGTCCCAGTGCACGGTGCACGTGTGGTCCGGGGAGGCTGCGGCCTTGAAGAGGTTGTCGAACTGGTCGCCGAGGTTGGGGTTTTCCCACCAGCGGGAGTGCCACGGGTCTGCCGGCGTGCCGGTTTTCGCCGCGGACGTGGTGCCGTCCACGGTGATTCCGAGGTTCCCGTCGGGGACGGACTGGGCGTAGGCCACGATGTCCCGGGCGATCTGGCACGGGTCCGTGTACACGTACGGGGCGCGCCCGCCGAGTTCCCCGTCGACGTCGTGTCGCCGGTGCAGGTACGACGTCCACCCGGAGGCTTCGATCTTGAGGGTGTTGCCCTCGGGGACGGCCTGCCAGATGATGCCGCCCCAGCGCAGCAGGCCGTCCCGCTCGACGTAGATCAGTGTGTTGCCCGGGTCCACGAGGTCGATCGCCGTGTGCGCGAGCCGGGGCGACAGCTCGCCCTTCAAATGGCCGGGGCCGTTGAGCTGTGGCCCGAACTCGACGTCTGTCAGGGGGAGATCGAGGGTGAGCCAGTCTCCCGTCAGCGCGTCCTGCGTCAGGTACCGGTAGGTCACACCGGCCCCTCGGTCCATTCGACGTCGCACACGATGGACGTGCCTTCGTCGACCTGGAGGAAGCCGGTGTGCCGGGGGTTGAGCTGGGTCTGGAGGAACAGGGGCTGGGTCGTGCCCCGGAATTCGGGCAGGACTCGCATGCTGTCGGCGATCACGGCCGTGGTGCGCCGCACGTCTTTCTGGTCGTCGTCGAGGATCGTGTCTTCGCCCTCGCGGGTCCCCAGGCAGATCTGCATGGCGCCGAACACGTCGGCGCCCTCGAAGCGCAGGCCGGCGATCGTCATAACGATGGCCGCCTGTGTCGCCCATGCCGGGACGGGCAGCATCCACCGGGCCTCGCCAGGCCAGTTCACATAGGCGTCGTCGGTCTTGCGCAGTTCGTTGGGCTTGCGCGGGTATGCGGTGTACAGGGTGCGTTCGCGCCGGGGGTTGGCGACCTTGCGGACGTCGGTGATCATCCCGGCGGTGATCGCGCCGGTCTTCGCCGGGATGTCGACCCGGGCGAGCGGGATACCGGTGATGCCTGCCGGGACCTTCGTGGTCGTGGGGCTCACGTTGGGGATGACCTCGAACGTGTTGATCTTGTCCTTGGCTGGGTCCAGGCCGCCCTCGTATTCCGGGTCCGTGACGCGCAGGATGATCAGATCCGAGCGGGGCGTCGCCCCGGCCGGGGGGACGGGGACGACCTCTTGGCCGATGTTGTAGGCGCTGTACGAGCCCTGCCACAGCCCGGCCTTGCCGCGGATGATCGCCGAGCCCTCGCCGACCACGACTCCGGCGCCGGGCGTCGACAGCGGCTGGACCTTGAGGTCGGGGCCTTCGGCGATGCCCTCGCCGCCCCGGGCGAGGCCGCGGATCATCATCCGGAAGGTCTGCGCGCTGTGGCTGGCCCCGTTGGTGAGCAGCGGCGCCTGGACGAGCGTCATGGTGGTGAACTCCTTGAACGTGCTGAAGCGGAAAGGGGGTTACAGGGACCGGTAGGCGTCGCGCCACGCCACGGTCAGGCGGCAGGTGGCTGTCGGGTCGGAGGCCGTCCACCGCACTTCGGTGCGGCCCGGGAGGATGCTGAACGCGCCCAGGTCGGAGTCCGGGGTCAGCAGGACGTTGCCGCCGTTGTCGCGGACGACGTGCCGCCGGCCGGGCCGGGTATCGATCCGCAGCCACTGGCCTTCGTCCAGCGACACCTGCGCCTTGAGCGTCCGACCGGTCTCGACCTGGGTGATCTTCGGGTTCGCGCACGGCCCGTACACGGTGATCACCGGCCAGGTCGCGGTGTCGCCCTGGTTGGTGACCCAGCCCGGTCGGCGCTGCCCGCCGGACTCGCCGCTGGAGACCTGGATGGGTGCCTGCACCGGGGCGGTGAACCCTCCGGACGACAGCCAGCCCAGCCGCAGGGAGATCTGCTGCTCGGCGTCGCCGTAGAACCAGGGGTCGGTGGCGGCGAACTCGACGTCGAGCGGTACCCAGCCGAAGGCGGCCTTCGCCCACTCCGGGTCGAGCTTTCGGAGCCTGCCGAAGAGCACCTTCGCCGGGGCGCCGGGCCACTTGATGCGCAGGGGCATCACGGCGCCGCCGACCGTACGGACCCCGGGCGGATCGGCCGCGGCCTGGAGCTGTTCCACGAGCGCGCGGGCGGCCGCCGGGTCGCCGGGGGTCTTCGCCGCGCAGTCGATGCGGATCTTGCGCTCTGAGTACCAGTCCGGGGCCGCCCAGACTCCGTCGGTGCCGGGCTGGTCGGTGAGGTCGCCGCGCCCGTCGGGTCGGCCGAGCCCTTCGATCTCCGCGACCGGTATGGACGTGTTGTGCCCGAGCAGGACGCCGCCGAGGTCCAGCTGCCAGTCCTCGAGGACGGGTGTGTTCATCGGAGCACCCCGCCGCGCTTGGCCCGCCTCACCTGGTAGGCGACCGCCGAAGCGATCCCCTCCGGTGTCGCCGAGGAACCGGAGACGTTGATCGTCTGCGTGCCGATGGCCGGGGCCTGGTGCACGACGACGACCTGCATGCGCGGCCCGGCGGCGTCGACGAGCTTCCGTGGCGCCACCGCCAGGCCGAACTTGTCGGCGACCTGCGCGAGGACGGCGGTCGAGCGGCCGCGCTTGGCCGGGCCGAGCGGCAGGTACGCTTCGCCGCCCGTCGACCGTTCCGCGAACTTGATCAGCCCATCGCGGCCCGGCGGGGAGGAGTAGATGCCGGGCTCCCACAGGCCGCCGTTCGCATACGCTCTGCCCGCGTTCGCCTTGATGAGGTCGCTGAGGAACCGGTTCGCCTTCGTGCCGGCCCGCTTGATGTGGTCCTTGCCCGCGTTGGCCACGGTGATGAGCCGGTCCTCCTCCAGGCCCGTTGCGTCGGCGACGGCGTGGATGCCGCGGTTGGGCCCGAGCGCGCCGAGGATCTTCAGGAGGTCGGTCACCTGCTCGCCGTCGAGGACCTGGCCTGCCGCCTTGGCTGCGTCGTTGGCCTTCTTCGCCTTGCCCTTGTCGCGGACCGCCTCAGCGGCGACGGTCTTGGCGGCGTCGTCCCCCTGGGCCGCCAGACGCGACGCCAGGTCGCCGAAGCCCGCATTCGTCAACTCAATGAGATTTCGCTGGAATTCCTCATTGTTCTTCGTGGCTGAGGTCAGCTTGTCGCTGTAGTCAGACAGAGCACTCTTGGCTGTGCCGGACATCTTCCGCAGGTTGTCCGACATCTCCTTGATGTACTTGTCGCTGCCGTGCGCCATCTTCTTGACGACTTCGACGCCTTCGGAACCCATCTGCTCCAGGGCGGCGGCCACATCACTGCCCGCCCTCCGGGAGATAGCTGCGAGGTTCTTACGCCATTCCTCGGCCTGGGCTGCGGACTTGCCCAAGTTCTTCTCGAACAGGCCGATGTCGAAGACTTCGCTGTCACCCTTCTTCCGTGTGGACTTCGACGCGACATCCGAGGGTGTGAAAACCTGCGGGCCGCCGCCCGGGGTGTAGGTCCAGTCGGTCATGCCGCCGGAGGCGTGGTAGACGACTTCACCGCCGAAGCGCCGGGCGACTTCGGACAGAATGGCCTTGGAGCGGGTGCGCTTGGTTGAGGCAAGGGGGATGTACGCCTCGCCATGGGTTTCAGGCTCCGCCCATACCCGCCATGTTCCGCCCTTCGCGATCTGGGCGACGTGATTCTCGCGAACGCCACCGTCTGCGTAGAACTCCAGCACGCCGCCATTCGCTTCGTGCTTAGCCCCGCCGCCACTGGAGTTGGTGACCTCGTTCTTGACGATCGTGACGGTGACGGTCTTATCTCGCAGGCTGTCAATCGACGACTGAATGGAACTGACCTGGCTTTGCGCGTTACCCGTGGGGACAGAGACGGTGACTTCCTTGTCCTTGATGTCCACGATCTTGAAGCCAAGCTTCTCGACCTGGTCGCGTGCCTCCTGCGTCGGGGCTGTGACCGTGACTTCCTTGCCGTGCGTCGTGGCGATCTTGCCCTTCAGCTCCTCCAGGGCCGACACGGCGGACTGCGTGTCGGAGGAGATCGCGATGTGCTTCGCGCCCGGGGTCGCGGCGATCTTGGAGATCAGCGAATCCAGGCTCGACCGCGCCCCGTCGGTCGGCGCGGTGACCGAGACTTCCCGGTTGGGCAGGTCCCTGATCTTGAAGCCGAGGGCCTCCAGCTTGGACCTCGCATCGTTGTCGAGCGACGACACCGTGATCGTCTTTTGGTCCGGTGTGGCCTTCAGCGCCTGCTGGACAGCCATGAGTTGGGCCATGACGGGGTCCATGCCGGCGGCCTGGAGGAGAATCGACACCTTGCTCGGTACGAGGCCGGCCGCGTCCGCGAGCTTCGCGGCCTGCTCCGCGTTCAGCCCGAAGGCCTGGGCGGTCTCGATGGCGGACGTGCGGGCCTTGCTCATCTGGTCCTGTGCGGCCTGCAAGGACTCCGGGACCGTCTTGCCCTGCGTCTGGGCGTACTGGAATGCCGCCAGAGAAGCATCTGCCGCAGAGCTGGAAAGGCTCTGGAGGGTGTCGTAGAGCCGCTGGCCATTTCGGGTGACCGTGGACAACGAACCATCCACGTTCAGAAGGGACTTGCTGAAACCCTCAGACTCCTCCACTCCGTTCTTAAGGCCGTCCTTGGCGTCGCTGATCGCCTTGTTCATTCGGGCCTCGGCGGCGGAGAAGTTGACCGATCCGCCAGCCAGGACATTCAGGGCGTCGTGCAGGGCGCGCGCCCGGCTATCCGCGTCCGCTGTCGTATCCGACAGGCGACGCATGGCATCGCTGAACCGGCCGAAGGGGCCGACAGCATCGGCGGCGCCCTTGCCGCTGGACCCGACAGCATCCGCGACGTTCCGCGCGTCCTTCTGGGCCTTTTGCATCTCGCCCTTGACGGACTTAATGGCGTCCGCTGCGCGGGCTGCGGCAGCGCCTTGCTCCGTGTAGGTCTCCCACGCGCCGGACATGCCGGTGTGCCATTTCGTCTGCTCCTTGGCGGTCTCCCGCAGCCTCTTCTCCAGGGCGTCCAGGCCGCCACCCTGGTCGAGGTAGGCATCAGTGAGCTGCCGGGTCGTGACACCGGCCTGCTCCATGACGTCGACGAGGCGTTTCTTGCCGTCGGAGACCTTCGCCTCCATGAGGTTCTGGACAGCTGCGGCCCGGACACTCTCGGTCGTTGCGCCGTGGGATTCCCGCAATGCCTGAGTGAGGCTGCTGATGCGGGACTGGTGCTCGGCGGCTGCCTGCGCGGCTTTTTGCTGGTGGTCGGCTAGCAGCGACAAACCGACACCGGCGGCGGTGAGGACCGCGCCCCACGGGCCGCCGAGCACGCCCATCAGACCGCGGGCCGCGCCGCCCAGTCCGGCGCCCATGGCGCGGGCAACGCCGCTGATCCGGCCTTCCGCGGACCGGAACGCGTTGGTCATCTGCCCGACGACGGGCACGCGGGTTTCGAGGACCGCGAGTGCCTGGCCTATTCGCCCGATGGACTGTCCGGAGTTCGCGGCGAGTTGCTGCTGCACGCGCATCTGGTCGCCGAACGACCGCCACGCGCCGACGACCGGACCAGAAACGTTTCTGCTCATCGCCATCAAGGCCGGGTTGACCCTGGTGGCGAGCATCATCGTGGTGATCGCCGTCTGCACGGGGCCGGGCAGCGCCGCGAACGCGCGGACGAGCCCACCAACGGCTTCGCCGATCGGGCGCAGGACGGCCGAGACGGTGCCCAGGCCGGACAGCGCCAGGTTCAAGGCGGTGGTGAGCGTGCCCAGGGCGCCGGCACCGGCCCCCGCGCCGTCGCTCACCTCGGCTAGAGCCTGGCCGATCGGGGACAGCGCCGCGCCGAGGTTGCGCAGCACCTCCATCGCGGCCTTGCCGGCGTTGACCAGGACGCTCAGCGCGGACGCGGCGGCGGTGAACGCGGTCTGCTTGACCGGCTGGTCCAGGCCGCTGAAGGACTGCTTGACCTTCGCCCAGCCCCGTTCGACGGAAGAGGAGACGCGCGGCCCGAGCAGCGTGACCAAGTTCTGCCCGTACTTGATGGCCGACTCCATGTACGGCGTCGCAGCCGCGAGGCCCCTGGTCGCCAGACGGGTGATCTTCTCCAGGCCCGGCGCTGCCGCCGCATAAAGGACCTGGCCTGTGTTCTTGCCCTGCGACTTCAGCTGGGTGAGCGCACCGGCGAACCCCTTGGTCTGGCTCGCCGCGATCTCCCCGGCCGCCCCCACGCGGGAAACGGCTGACCGCATCTGGTCGAATGCGGCGGCTCCCTGGTGGGCCATGGCGGCGGCGCCGGCGAGCGCGGGCTTGCCGACGACCTTCGACAGTGCACCCAGGAAGTCCTTTTGAGACATCCTGTGTTGAGCCTGTTCAAAGCCCTCGATAACGGTTCGAAGGCCCTTGAAATTGCCTTGGGCATCCCACGCCTCGATGCCCATGTCCCGCAGCCCCTCCCGCATCTGCGCGGTCGGTTTCGCGAGGTTCGTGAGCATCCCCCGCAGGGACGTACCGGCCTTCGAGCCGAGGATGCCCGCGCGGGCGAGCATGGCGACGGCAGCGGCCGTGTCCTCCAGCGAGACGCCCAACTGGGCCGCGACGGGCCCGGTGTAGGACATCGCGTAGTAGATGTCCTGGAGGCCGCCGGACGCAGCGTTCGCGCCAGCAGCAAGTACGTCGGCGGCCCGGCCCGCGTTGTTCGAGCTGAGCCCGAATTGGTCCATGATGTCGCCGAGGAACCTCGCGCTGTCGGCGGCGCTGAGGTTGTCGGCTGCCGCGAGCTGCATCGCGGCGCGGGCGTTGTCGATCGAAGACGCCGAGGTCTGGCCCGCCTTGGCGAGCTCCAACATCGCATCGGCGGCTTTCGCCGCAGACGTACCGGGGATATTCAGGTCGGCGCCGAGTTCGCGGGCCTTCGCACCGGCCAGCATCATGTCGGCGGCGGATGCGCCGGTGACGGCTCCCCACTTATTGATCGACCTTTGGTACTCGTTGCCCTCCTTGGCGATCTCGTGGAGACCGGCGACGATCCCGCCACCGATCAGCAGACCACGCAGGTGGTGAAGCTCCTGCCGGGCCGAGACCACGCCCTGCCGCAGACGGCCCATGGAGGCGTGACCGTCCGCGCCGACGCGCCGCAGACCTGCGCCCGCGCTCGCCGACTGCCGCCCGAGGTCGCGCAGGCCCCCGGCCGCCCCGGAGGCCCCGGAGCGGATCTGGTTCAGGTTCCGGCTGAGGGCCTGGACGCCGCGATCCAGGCTCCGCATGGCCTGCGCGGCCTGCCGTACGGCGGAGAGAAGCTGTGCCGCGTCAGCGCGCATCTGCACGCTGAGCGTGTAGTTCGACACCGGAGTCGGCGCCCGTTCTCCCCCGCGCCCGGCCTAGCGCCCCTTACTGCCCGTGCTGCTGCCGCACCTCCCGTGGCACCAGCCCGATGCGCACGCCGTACCCGTCCGCACCGTCCGGCACCTGGTCCTGCTCCCGGGCAATCAGCTCGCACCCCACGCACCGGACCGTCATCGTCACGTACGCGAACCGGTTACCGCCCGCGGACTCGTCCCACTCGGCGGACCGCGTTCCACAGCCTCCGCACACCGACCGCCGGTAGGCGGCGTAGGCGAGGGCCTTCGCCCGGTCGGTGTCCGTCCACCGGCCGTCCCCGGCTCCGAGGAACACGGAGTGGGGGATGCCGTAGCGGTCGCACAGCTCCAGCTCCTCGTGCAGCTGTGCGTCAGAGATCAGCCTTTTCCCAGCTCCACCGTGCTGGCCCGGGTGAGCTGCTGCGCCTGCCAGGCGGCCTGGAAGAGCAGGTTCGACTCGGAGATCGGCCACGCGTCCAGCAGCTCCTGGGCCTCCGTCGGAGTCAGGCCCTCCACCGGCTGGCCGGACGGGTCGCGCTCCACGTGCGCCGCTGCGATCAGGGCCGCCGGGAACGCCTCCGGGTTCCACAGGTCCCCGGCCTCGGCCTGCTGCTCGGTCGGCGGGAACTGCTTGATCAGCCCGTCCAGCACCGGCCGGGGCAGGGCCCGGAACGTCAGCTTGAGGGCGACCGCGTCGAACGCCTCCTGTGCCTTCGCCACCTCGGCCTCGGCGCGGCGGCTCTCCTTGCTGTCCTGCTGCCCGGCAGCCGCGTCGACCGTACGGCACCGGGCGGCCTCCGCCTTCGCGCCGTCCAGGCGCTCGCGCACCGCCGGGTCGTCGCAGATCACCAGCGTCTGCTCCGGCAGGGTCCGGGCTCGCAGGCGGGCCATCTTCGCGGCCCAGTGCGCGTCGCGGGCGACCGGTTCGGCCGGCGGGTTGAACACGGTGTGAGGGGTGGGGGTGGTCATGCGGGTGGCTCCAGGAGAAGGCGAGGCGAAGGGGGAGAAGAGGAGGCCCGGCCGGGCGCGGGCGGCAGCGTGCCGTGAACGGAGAGAAGGGGAGAGCACGCTGCTGCGGCACGCCCGGCCGGGAGACTGAGGGCCCGCTACTTGGTGGCGGGGCGCTCCGGGGCGGTGGCGGCGGGCGGGATGGCCGCGTCCTGGACCGGCTTCTCGGTGATCGAGAAGGAGACCACGAACTTCGCGGCCTCGTTGTCCACGCTGTACTGCGCCGAGCGGCTGCCGACCCGGACGGGGAAGACGTCCATGCTGCGGCTGCCGGGGACGTCGCCCTTGCGGAGCATGACCACGAACCCGGTCGCGTCCTTGGTGAGCAGCCCTTCGATCGTGTCGCCGGTCTGGTCCTCGTAGAAGGTCAGCGAGGAGTCGTCGGCTTCGTCGGCGCCGGGGATCTTCGTCTCGAAGGTGCTGCCGAGGGTCGGTGTCTCGATCGCCTTGTTCGACAGCGACCACCCGTCGATGGCGGCGATCATGTCGGTGAGGTCCGTGCCGGCGGTCAGTTCGGCTCGCGTGGGGACGTGGCTGGCGTCGGCGATCTTGGCCAGCCACAGGACGCGGGTCACGCCGCGTCGGGAGAATTTCTGTACCTGCACTGCTGTCCGATTCCGGGACGGGCAGCCGTGCGTGAAACGGAGGGGAAGCGGCGGCCCCGTCCCTCGACGTCGTGTCGGGGGAACCGGCCCGTGCCACCGATGTGGCCGGACGTCCGCGCGGGGGCCTCCGCGGTGAGGGTGCAGCAGCCAGCGGGGCGACCGTGATCGCTGCACGTAGACGACCATACGGCTATGGGCGGCAAACCGTGCAGCTCAGCGGGCGGGAGCTCGCGGGCGGACCTACGGTCGAGGCGTGGACTTCAACATCACCGCAGACGAGGAGCGGGTCCTGTTCCACGTGGCGAGCCGTCTGGAGGCCAGCCCCCAGGTCGCCGAGTCCGAGATCGCGGAGGCCGACCGGCCGCTGTTCCGCTCCCTGATCGCGAAGGAGTGGATCGTCGGCCTCACCGCAGAGGACGGCAGCCTGTACACGGAGACGCTGACCCCGTGGGCCCAGACGGCACTGTCGAACCGCCGCGACGTCTGAAGACGTCCCGCTACGCGGCGAGGTCGTGCGATGCGGTCGACGCGGTCAGCGCGGCGGCCCGGGCGGCAGCCTTGACGGCCATCTCCAAGGTGTAGCGGCCCATCTCCGCTGCGGCGGGGTGATTACACACGGCCTCGTAGACCGCCTCGGCGGCTACTCGCCACGCCTCCCACTGCGCCTTCCACTCGGCGTGCAGCTCGTCCGACCACTGCAAAGTGGGCCCGTGCTCGTTGAAGGCCCGCACCTTCAGGAACTCGGCGTTGGAGGCGCACTGCAAAGCGATCAACTCGGAGGGGACATCAGGGGCGTTCTTGTCGGACATTAGAGCGATTTTAGGCCACGGGATGGCCTGATCATTTCCGCCGTGTGGAGCTGGGGCCGCCGCGCTCGGCAGGCGGCCCTTCGAGGCCCTTATGCGGCAGGGGCGACCATGCGGGCCCGGCGGCCGCTGTCACGTACGGCGTGCAACGACTTCCCCGTCGCCGCGCGGAAGGCGGCGTGCGCTCGTTCGCGGGACAGACGGGTTCCGTCCGGCAACACGAACACGGGACCGGCGCTGCGCCCGGCGATGATCAGCGCGAGGTCGTTGGCCGCGGCTTCGGAGATATCGACCTCGCAGGGGCCTTCCTTCGACTCGGAGACCGCCAGAATGCGCTCCACGAGGCGTACGTCGGGAACGTCGAGGGCGAGCAGCTCACCTATCCGCACGTCGGATTCGTACAGGAGCCGCCACAGCGTGCGCTGCCCCAGAGGCCGGCTGCTGTCCGCGAGCAGGGCCGCGACGTCTTCCCCCGACGTAAGCAGCTGTGCGGTGTCCATGATTCCCCTCCGTCATGCCTTCGCCTGAGCCATCAACCTACCCGGGGCCACTGACACCGACGTGCGGGTGAGCAAGCCGGGGCGCGCGGACACTGCGCGGGCGGCCGATCGCCTGGTTCAGGTGCTGCTGACGCTGAGCCGAACCCGCAGGGCATAGGTCACCACGCCCTCGCCGGCCGACGAGGGGTCCGCGCCGTCGTCCGCGATGAGTACCCGGCCCCACACTCGGCCGCCCGGAACCACCAGAGGGTGCGCCCACCCGCCTGCGGTGGCACGGTCGAGCAAGGCCCGCCGGGCGCGGTCCGCCGTCCACTCGGCCTGGTCTGTGCGGCTGGCGACGACGGTCACCTGGTACACGAGGTGAGCGTCCTCGGACCGGTCGCCCAGCGGGGCGCCGTCGACGTCCCCGCCGAGGGGGTACAGCACCAAGTACGGAAGCGGCGCCGGGGCCCCGCCGACCGTGGGCAGGGCGCCGACGCCGCAGGGCTTGCCCACGGCTTCGCTGAGCATCGCCCGCACGGCCTCGGTGACGGGCGCGCGGTTGATCACTCGTCGGCTCCGTTGGTGAAGTCGGCGCCCGCGAAGCCCTCGATAGCGGCGGCACCGTACCGGCACATGCCCAAGGAGTCCCACTCGGTGAGGCCCGGGGTGGTCAGGACACGCAGGTTGCGCTCGCCGTCGTCGTCCAGGATCTCGGCTATCACGACGGCGCGGGCAAGCATGCCCAACTCGGCCTCGCCGATCACCATGGCCAGGGAGGCTTCCAGGTCCTCGCACAGCCAGTTCACAGCACCGCCCTGACCGCTGTTCCCAGCTCGCGCGCGATCTTCGGCCCGGCTTCTTGGACGGCGGGCCCCAGGTGCGGGAAGGGCGGCTGGTGGTAGACGCGGCCGAGGGAGTCGGCTCCGGCGAATCCGTACTCCAGCCGTCGCGCCTGCGGGGCGGAGCTGCCCACCACCCCGGTCACCAGCGGCCCGGCCCCGGACACCTCTGCCTGCCACGACGCCCTGTACCGGCCCGTGACGACGTTCGGGCCCGGCCGGCCGGAGGCGTTCTGCTGCACGCAGGACTTCAGCGACTGCGCGCTGTGTTCCATCGCCGTGCGCATGGCGGCCATGGCGACGACGCCGTTGCGCGTCAACGCTGCGGCCAACGCGGCCGGGCTCGTGAAAGTGCCGCCGCTCACGCCGCGTTCACCTCCCTGTTGTGCTCCTCCAGCCAGACGGTGCGCAGCACCGGGATCGAGGAGACCTCGCCGAGCGCGGCGACCCGGTAGGAGCGGCCCACTGCCTGCGCGTCCCGGGACTTCGCCACGCGCACCGTGTCCCCCTCCCGCAGCTCGGCGGCGCCGAGCGGCAGCAGCATCCGGTACCCCGTGCGTACCTCGTCGACCCAGGCGCCGTCGTGGCCACTGCGGGCCCGGATACGCTCCCGGCCCCGGTACAGGCCCGCCCGGCCCGAGTGCACCACCAGTGGGTCGGCGGGCACGAGATCACCCGTCGCCGCGTCCAGAACGTCCTCGCCCGTGCCGCGCGTCACCAGCACCTGGTCCGGCATCATGTGCCGCTCCGCGAACGCGGAGACGCCCTTGACGTCAAGCACCGGCGGCCCACTCGCGCAGCTGCGAGAGGATGCCGCGGGTCAGCTCGCCCGGCTCCCCGTCGAGATCATCACGGGCCAGCACGGCGGCGTCGAGCTGCCGCCAGTCGATGCTGCCGAGGAAGTCGAGGACGACGTGCCGGAGATCCGCCGGCTCGGCGACGACTTCAGCCAGGCCCTCGAACTCCAGGCCCTTCCAGCCCGGCTGTATGTACAGCGTGACCTCCGGGTCGCCGTCCACGGTCTGCGTGATGCGGTACGCCTCGACGCCGCTGGCGACGTCGTGCCCGTCGACCTCGATCGTGACCGGGGCGTCGGGGCAAGGGGCGCAGATGCGGACGCTGCGGGATTCGGGGTAGCTGCTCATGGGCCCGACCATAGGTACGCGAAGCGGGAAATTCGGCCGCTACGGCCTGCCGCCGGGCGCACGGGGCGCGGGCCGGATCAGATCGCGAGGGCGCGCGCGGCGAGAAGGAGCCCGATCACGGTTCCCGCCTCCGTGATCTCCCCGTCCTGCACCGCTTGGACCGCCGCTTCCACGGGCATCCACTTCACCGTCATGCGCGCCTCCGTCGAGTCCCGGCGCACGACACCGTCCTCGAGGGCGTTGGACAAGAAGAGATAGGTGCTCGCGGACGTGGTGGCCGGCAGCGGGTGGAAGCGGGCGAGCAGGCGCAGTTCGCCGGGCCGTTTGCCGGTCTCCTCTTCGAACTCCCGCCGCGCACCCGCCTCGGGGTCCTCGCCCGGCCGAAGTCCGCCGCCGGGCAGCGCGAGTTGGCGTCGGCCCTGGAGATAGCAGTCGTCCTCGACGAGAGGGATGCGTCCGGCTGCGTCGACGGCAACGATGCGGGCTCCCTCCGCGACGGCGACGTGCTCGTACGTTCCCGGCGCTCCATCGGGCTGGACTACCCGGTCACGGTGAACGGTCAGGAAGTCGCCTCGGTGTACTACCTCGCCGCTCAGCCGTGCCCAGCCGGGCGTTCGGAGGTGGTTCTCATCAGCGTGGGTCCCGCTCATGCCTTCCCCCCTCCGGGAGTGCCCCGAACGCGCTTGAGCCGCACCCTGTCCTTCAGGCGCGGCTCAACCATGTGTGCCCAGCTATGCGGCATTCATGTGGTCGGTGATGTACTGCTCGCGCAAGGCGACGGGAATGCGTCCGCGGGCAGCGACCTTGATGCGGCGCCGCCTCGCCCAGGCGCGGATCTCGCTCGTGGTCGGCTCGACCGTCTTCGCCTCGGGCGTGGCCTTGGCAGCCTTCCGGGGAGTGGCGGCGGCGCGACCGGACCGCCCGGCCGCGAAGTACGGCGCCAGCTTCTCCTCCAGCTCGGCGTAGGAGTCGTCGCCCAGGTCGATGACGACGCGGCGGCTATCGAGCGAGATCACGCGCTCCTTCACGCTCTCGTCGCGCTCGTCGGTGAGGTCGTCCACGAAGTAGGTATCAACGCGCTTGGCCATGAGATTTTCCCTTCCGTTCGGCGCAGAACGTACCTCACAATTTTCAATTGATCGCCGTTTTTGGGGCAGTTCAGATAGGGATGGTTAAGGGGTTGCTAATCCGGAGAGGACTCGTCGTGAGCCGATTGCTCGTCCGTTCGTGATGAGATTCCACATGGTTCGGCGAATGCGTGCCATCAATGGCCGTGCCCACAATCGGCGTTGCGTGGTGAAGCGTTCGGCCAGACGCGCATTAAAGGTCCCCAGGCCAGCCGTGCTGACGTCTACCTGCGGCGGCGCGGACATAGGACCACGGTGGTGAGCAGATCGCGTCCGGCAGTCGGAGTGTCATCCGGAGCCGCATCGGCGGCCACGGCGGTGATGCGGCGTTCCAGCGCGGATACGTTGGTCGTCTGGTCCACGGTGACTACACCGTTGACGGACACCTTCAGCGGTTCGGCCAGTAGTTTCGCCAGTCGCTCATTGAGGATTTCCAGTGCGACGGCGCGCGCTGAGCGAAGGCGTAGGTATCGGGTTTGAAGGTCAGCCGTGTCGGTGTCCGGGCCGAGCTGTGCCAGCAGCCAGCTCATGGTGTCGCTGTTCAAAAGGGAGGGTGCTTTCGTGGGAAAACGCGGCCGGGAGAAGCGGGTGCTTCTCCCGGCCGCAGCGGTGGTCGGTCAGTCGTCGTTGGGCGTCGAAGCGGACTTCCGGCTGGCCTTCTTCTCCGCCACGAGGACGGGAACCTGGTTGTCCTGCCAGCAGGCCGGGTTGGTGATCTGGCTGGCGACATCCGGGTCGGTGACCTCGGCGCCGGGCGTCAGGATCAGCGGGATGCGCTCAACGGGATCGAGGACGTGGACGGCGACGGCGAGGGTGCCGAGCGCCTTACCCTGGGCGGCGCCCATCAGAGGACCTTCGCCGTGATGTGGCAGTCCGGCGAGTAGAGCACCGGCATCGCGCACGCCGCACCCTTGGTCCAGATCTGCACCGGGTCGTCCTCGACGTCGCGGGTGACGATGATGCCGGGGGCGTCCTCCCGCTCGATCGCCGGGGTCGTGCCGCGCGACAGGGCCAGGGACTCCGCGGTGGTGCCGTACTGCGTCTCGCCCCACTTCGCGCGGTCCGGCGGCAGCATGATCCACCGGTCCTCGGGCATCACCCGCTTGGACACATTGTTCTGCCACACCTGGGCACGGTAGAAGGTGACCGGCGGCAGGCCGTACGTGCCGCGCACGCTGTTGACCTGCTCCGGGTTGAGCGTCGCCGTCGGCGTCTGGCCGCCCGACGGCGTGCCGTAGTACGCGGCCCGGTAGGCCATGTTGGACGCGAGGTGCGACCACGCCTTCCGGGAGGTGAGCACCATCTCCGGGGCCGGGGCACCGATGTCGTCGAGGTAGGACATCCAGCGCAGCTCGTCCGCGATCGGGTCCGACGACGGATCGGACCACGGCTTGGCCGCCGTCGGCATGTTCGCGGCCGGCACCTTGTAGTCGACCTCGACCGTCAGGCCGTTCTCGCCGGTGAGGGAGAACTTGCCGTCGAGCAGCACGTCGGCGGCGGCGAGTTCGAGACGGGACCGGATCGCCTCCACGTGGCGCTCGACGTCGTCGTACAGCAGCTCCACCAGGCGGTCGTCGTCGGCACCCCGGGAGGCGTCCAGGAGCAGCTGCTCCAGCTCCGTGACGACGAGCTTCTGGCCCAGCGCAGGCAGCATGCCCTCGACCTGCGTGGTCTCCGCCTGCCGCTGCGCGAACGGCACGGAGGCGTCGTAGGCGCGATACGAGGCGGCGTTCACACGGCGCTTCGACTGCCGGATACGCCACTTGACGTCCTTGACCTGCTTCTCACCGAAGACGGTCTTCGTCAGCAGGAAGTCATCGGGCGTGGGGATGGTGCGCGCGTACACAGTCAGGTCGGTGACCGACACGCCCTTGAGAAGGTCTGCGACGCTCATGCGGTCACCTCACCGAGGAAGCGGATCTGCGGGCTGGCGGGGTGCGGGGCGATCTTCGTGGGGTCGATGCCGCCGGGGATGTGGGCCGTGTTCACCGAGCCGTGCCAGTACAGGGCCGCGGGGACGTTCTTGCTGCCCGGGGTGTACGGGGCCTCGGTGTACACCAGGCCGGCGAGGTGCTGGCGGCCGTCCTTGGCCTCCGGGTCGTACGGCCCGTACAGGCCCGAGGCCGTGATCCGGGCGACCGGGACGCCGGAGCGGACGTACCCGTACGGCTGGCCCGGCTCGGGCTCGGTGAAGTGGACACCCCTGGTGAACGTGCTCAGGTCGAGGGTGATGGTTTCCGTGGAGTCGGTGCCGTGCCGCGATGCGAGCCAGTCGCGGTCAGCGGTCACCGTCACGGAGGTGGTGTACGGCTGAATGGTCACGCCGTCCTCCTGGTGGGTCAAAAGGCGGTCGCGCCCTCACCAGAGGTGGTGGAACGGTCCACGAAGATGAAGGGGCGTGGTCCCCGAGGTGGCAGGCCGCGTACGGCCTGACGGTCAGGTCGCCGGCGGCAGGAGCCCGCGGCGGCGCGCCATCTCCAGCCCGGCCGCGCCTGGCGTGTGGGAGACCCCGGGCGAGCGCGGCGGCGGAACGGACGCGGGAGCACCAGCGGGCGCCGGAACCGGCGGCAGGTGCGCGGCGGTGCGGGCGAACAGCTCGGGGCGGCGGGTAGCGAGTTGGCTGACCGCGTCGGTGAGCTGAGCGTCGTCGGCGTCGTCCTCGACCCGCAGCAGGACCATCGCGTCGTCCAGGTCCTGGCCCTTCGCGCCTGCCTCGGCCAGGTAGGAGCGCCGGACCGCCGCACGTTCGCGAGCCTCCGCCGCAGCCTCCCGGGCGGCCAGAGCCTTCTCCCGCTCGGCGAACTGCACCTCGCGGTACTGGGCGTCGCTCAGCTCATCCTGCTGGGTCTTGCGGACGACGGAGAGGTACTGCTCCAGGGCCTCGGAGTCGGAGAAGCCGAGCCGCTCGACCAGGGCCCGGACCGCAGCCCGGCCTCCCTGGTCCTTCTCGCGCGCCAGCATCGTGGCCAGCCGATCCTGGCGGACCGTGAGCTCGGCGGGCGGAGTGTCCTGCGGTTCTGTCGGGGTGCCGGTCAT